CCACAACAGAGGTTCATGATGCCTGCAAGAATTCTATGGATTTCCTTGCAGGCATCGCTATGCCCACTGTGTTTCGCTATTTCTTCCCATTCGTCTTCCAATCTGTGTGGAAATGGCTCCTCTCTTATGTGCATAAAGAGCGAGATTTCTCTCAACTAGCTCTAGGACTCCCACGAGGTTTCGGTAAAACATCCGTTATCAAACTCTTCGTTCTTTACTGCATCCTCTTCACCAAGAAGAAGTTCATTCTCATAATCTGCGGTAACCAAGGTAAGGCTAACAACGCTCTTTCCGACATTATCGATATGTTAGAAGAGGAGAACATTAAAAAGATCTTCGGTGATTGGAAAATTGGTGTCGAAACTGATCGACAGGATCTTAAGAAGTTCGGTTTTCGCGGCCGAAATATCATCCTCATGGGAGCTGGCTCAGATTCAGACATTCGTGGTATTGTTCTCAAGAATGAGCGCCCAGATGTCATGATCTTTGATGACATTCAATCTCGGGATGATGCTGATTCTGAAGTAATCTCCACACAACTAGAAACTAATCTAGTTGGCACAGCAATGAAAGCTAAGAGCCCGCATGGGTGTCTCTTTATCTACATTGCTAACATGTATCCCACGAAATGGTCCATCCTTAGGCGTTTGCAGGGAAATCCGAACTGGATTAAGTACATTGTAGGTGGGATTCTTGCAGATGGAACCTCTCTCTGGGAGGATCTCCAACCTATTTCCCAGCTCATTCGAGAGTACGAAAATGACCTCTCAATGGGGCATCCAGAGGTGTTTTTTGCTGAGGTTCTTAATGACCCGAACGCTACAGTAAACAAATTCATTGATATCTCTAAGATCCCTGAGAATCCCTATGAGGACGAAACTCTCCATCAAGGGAATTTCATTATCATTGACCCTGCTACAGACAAGGCTAATGCGGATGCAGTATCCACAGGTTATTTCGAAATCTATGATGGTAAGAGTGTTCTCAAAACAGTTCATGAAGGTAGACTATCCCCAGGTGAATCGATCAAGATAGCCATTATGATGTGCTTAGAGAACAATTGTCGCCTAGTCGCAGTTGAATCTAACGCGTATCAATACTCCTATCTCTATTGGTTTAACGTAGTTTGTGCTCAGATGGGTATTCAAGGAATTCAGTGTGTGGATGTGTATTCAGGCTCAATGTCCAAGAATTCCCGTATCGTGAAGATGTTTAAAGCTCTCCTTGCAGGTGATCAATATATTTCAAACGCTGCTCTTCCTGCATGTACAGCTCAAATTGTTCCATTTAATCCGATGAAAACTAACAACACTGATGGTGTTCTTGACCTTCTCACATACGCTCCCAAGGTTCAGGAACTCTATGGCGAATTCATTATGGATGGGCTAACTCTTGAGATGCAAGAATTCGCTGCGATTCCGATTCGTTCTGAGCTAGAAACCTCTTCTTTCTAAGGTATTAACATGGCAGACCCTGTAGAGAAGAGTAAGATTCCTCCGCCAGCGGACATGCTGAAAACAGCAGACCTCTCCACGCCAGAAAAGATTCTCTCCATGATGAAAGATTACGCAGCAGGTGCTATTCGTGGCGCCACTGTGGATCTTGCAGGCACTCCTGTAGATGTGATGAATCTTCTCATCTCACCCGTCACGAAAGCACTAGGGATTTATTCTGAAGATCCTGTTCTTGGGTCTAGAGATCTAAGGAAGAGAACTGGTCAGCCGCTAGAAGATACTCCTACTGAGATGGCAGGAAACATTCTAACTCCTGGAGGTGCTGCTCACGCAATGATCGTGGGCGCAGCACGCATTGGTAAGAACGTAGACGCTGCGATGGCTATTAAGGAGCGTGTAACTAAAGGCGCCTTAGAAGCAGGTAAGAGTGTGAGAGAAGCCACTGCTGCTGGGAACGCTATGGCGTTTGTTAAAGAAGGTGTGTATTGGGACAAAGGTGAAGCGAATGCTAAGGCTGTGATTAGTGATGCAGCTGTTTCTTTGAATCCTAGGGCACTATTTCCCGCAGCAGAGAACTTAGTAGGACTTAATCCTAATATTCCTGGACTTCCTTTAACCGTAGGAAATTTAACTAGGGACAATCATGCGTTGATGGCAGCGTATCCAGAAATAAGAAATCTTCCAGTTAATTATGCACGCTCAGACGTTATAGGATCTGCGGCTTACCAGCCAGGCCCCTTTAGGGGGAGCAATGACAGTATTACAATAGCTCCTCAAAACTCCAAAGAAGGCATGAAAGGTACTCTTTCTCACGAAGTACAACATGCTATCCAAGATCGGGAAAAATTTAATGGAGGCTCGAACGTAAATAGAAATCGGGTATTCACAGATAATACACTTCAGGCTCTCGTTAAAAAAGGCGAAGAACTCGGTATGCAGAAAGATTGGTCTTCCATGTCTGGCCAACCTTTTTCTCGCCAAGATGAAGCTGATGCTCTTTCTCGCTGGACCTCTAAAGCTAAGCTAGATGAATCTCGTGCATTTGCTAAGTATTCCAACAATCCCGGAGAGCAAGAAGCACGATTCACCCAACAAAACACTGAACTCTCCCAATCTCAACTAGAAGCTAAAGTTCTCGATCTCCTTCGTCAGGGAAAATCCCCGCAATCCTGGGATACTCGCAAGATTCCTGACGCTCTTTAACCTCCCCATAGGATCAAAATGGCAGCCACAAAACCTCTCTACGTCCCGAAAACCGCTCAAGAAGGCCTCATTCAATACCACAAGCGTGCGTATGATATGATGAACCAGCAATGGAACTTTCGCGAACAGATGCGAACCATTGATCTTGCGTTCATGCGAGAACAAGATTGGACAGAAGAGAACTGGCGTGCGCGAATTTCGAATAAACTAGGTGATTCGAATCGTATCCAGAACGTCACTATTCCTGTTGTCGAACCTCAAGTTGCAGCCGCTGTTGCCTACCAAGCAGCTATCTTCCTAGCAGATTATCCTCTCTTCGAGGTTGTCTCAGATCCTGCGAACATGACTGCTGCCAAGCAGATGCAGGCCCTCATTGAAGAGAACTCCATTCGCGGGAACTGGGTTAACGAACTCCTTCTCTTTCTCTTTGACGGGTTTAAATATAACCTTAGTGCTATCGAATGTTCTTGGCATAAGGTTGTCACCGCTGCCATTGAAACTGATGTAACCTATAAAGCTGGAGTAGAAGGTAAACCTACCGAACTAATCTGGAGCGGAAACTGTCTCAAGCGTTGGGACATGTATAACACATATTTCGATACCAGAGTTGTGCCTAGTGATATCCCATCCAAAGGTGAGTTCGCTGGTCACACGGAACTCATGTCCAAGACCGCGCTCAAGACATTCATTGCCACACTAGACTCCCAACTCCTAGAGAACATTGTTCCCGCCTTCGAGTCCCCATCCACACTAAACATTGCAGGCACCGGCACAGGAGTTGCAGGTTACTTCATTCCCCAAGTTAACCCAGAAGTTATCGTAGATCGCCAATCTATTGATATCATGAATTGGGATAACTGGGTCGGACTCCAATCCCCTACCGGAAAGAACGGCGGAAAGAACATTGCATACAAAGGAATCTATGAGGTTTCTACTGAGTATGTTCGTATTATTCCTTCTGAGTTTGGCCTTAGCGTGCCTGCTAGAAACACTCCTCAGATATGGAAACTGATCATTGTTAACCATTCCGTTATCATTTACGCTGAGCGCCAGACGAATGCTCATGAGAAGATTCCTGTCTTCTTCGGTCAGCCGGCAGATGACGGGATGAATTATCAGACGAAATCCCTGGCATCTAAAGGGGTTCCATTCCAGCAGACTGCCTCTGCTATCATGAACGGGATTCTTGCTGCGCGCCGGAGAAGTATTGGTGATAGAGTTCTCTATGATCCTAGTCGTGTTGCTGAGAAGCACATGAATTCTCCCTCACCTACCGCTAAAATCCCTGTAAGACCCAGTGCTTTTGGTAAACCTGTTTCAGAAGCAGTCTATCAGTTCCCATTTCGTGACGATCAATCCGCCATTGGAATGCAGGAGGTTCAACAAATCGTTGCTCTCGGTAATGTTCTTAATGGGCAGAATCCTGCTCGCCAAGGCCAGTTTGTTAAAGGTAACAAGACTGATGGCCAGTGGGAGCAAGTCATGAGTAATGCTACTTCTCAAGATCAGCTCACTGCACTGAAATTAGAAGGACAAGTCTTCACTCCTATGAAGGAAGTCCTGAAAATAAACTACATGCAATACCAAGGAGGTACTTCTGTATACTCTCCTTCGAAGAAAGAAGTTGTGAATGTTGATCCTCTGGAACTTCGAAAGGCAACCATGTCTTTCAAGATCACAGATGGTCTCCTTCCTTCCTCGAAAGTAATCTCTGCTGATGCACTCAAAGTCTCCATGCAAGTCCTCGGTTCCAGCCCAACTCTTGCTCAAGGATACAATCTCTCACCACTCTTCTCCTACATTCTAAAGACTGAAAATGTTGACCTCTCTCCGTTCGAGAAATCACAACCGCAGATTGCGTATGAACAGGCTTCAGCCCAATGGTCGCAAATGGCGCAGCTTGCAATTCAGAAAGGTACACCGTTCAATGTTCCTCAGCCGACTCCCCAGCAATACGGTTTTGACCCGAACACAATAAACCCTCAACCTGAAGGTCAACCACAAGCCAGCGCAGGGGTCCAATGATGGCAACTATTAACACTGATTCTTCCTTCGTATCCTGGATTCTTACTCCTCAGGAACTCCAGGCCGGAAGCATCCTAACAACTCTCCAGAAG